CGTGTCTGTATGTATCGTCAGCAAAACTAGTTTTATGGCATACTAAATAGATGGGTGGTAAAGGTTCAGGCGGTTCTAATCGTAAGCCTGTTGAGCGTAAACGGCGTATAGGTAATCCTTCAGGGCGGAAGTTGCCTAAGGTTGTGGCGTTGGCTGAGATCACAACGCTCGCTTCATCACATATTCCTGAACCTTCTAGACCTATGGGCGCACAAGGCACTGCGTTGTGGAATCAAGTTTGGCAGTCGGGTGCGAGTTGGCTTAAACAAAATATGGATACCGAACTCGTTTTGATGTTGTGCGAAGCAACAGAGGAAAGAACAAGATTAAGAATTATGTTGCAGAACGATCAAACTTTATGGCGTGAACGGCGTGCGTTGCGTGAAGTAGATCGCCAAATCATTACACTATTGGGGCAAGTGGGATTCAGCCCATCAGAGCGAGGATTGTTAGGCACAGGTGAAACAACAAAGCACGAGTTCAGCGACTTACACAAACGGATTGCCGAAAAGCGTTCAACCAGCAGATAAATGGAAACCAGCCTTTTATACGGCACGCAAAAATGTTTCAACTGATGGCGATGAGATAATTGATTTCGCTGAAAACTATTTTAATGTTCTTAAAGGTTTCAGATCAGGTGAGCCTTTACAGTTTACTAATTGGCAGAAGTGGTTGTTGCGTTCACTGTATGAGCGTGACGATGTAACAGGGCGTTTGCGTTATCGGCGTGCGCTAATCGGTTTACCTCGCAAACAGGGCAAGTCTTTGATGTTGTCTGCTGTTGGTGTGTACGGAATGATCGCAGGCGAATCAGGTTCAGAAGTTTACGCAGTAGCAAATGATAGACAGCAAGCACGAATCATTTTCAACGAAGCGAAACAGCAAATAGTGAACAGTCCTTTGCTTAATGCTGAATCAAAGATTTATCGTGATGCGATTGAGATGCCACGTTTCGGTTCCGTGTTTCGTGTGTTGTCATCAGATTTCAAAGGACAGGCTGGACTCAATCCATCACTCGTGCTGTTTGACGAATTGTGGGGGCAATCAAGCCACGATCTCTACGATCAAATGACTTTAGGCTCAGGCGCACGAATAGAACCATTAACAATTAGCATTACGACTGCTGGCTACGATTTAGATTCGCTCGCAGGCAAGTTATATCAATATGGCAAACAAGTTGCATCAAATGAAGTTGATGATGACAGTTTTGGCTTTTGGTGGTGGGAAGCACCAACAGATTGCGCCATTGATGATCGCAAAGCGTGGCGCATAGCGAACCCTAACCTTGCAGAAAAACTTCTTGACCCCGATGATCTCGCTGTGGCTGTTAAACAAACTTCTGAGATGGGTATGCGCCGTTGGCGACTTAATCAGTGGGTAAGGTCGCAAGAATCGTGGCTACCTGTGGGCGGTTGGGAACAATGCGTGTCCGATCTCGTTCTAAACACGACTGAACCTGTGTGGATTGGTATTGATATGGCTCTAAAACACGACAGTATCGGGGTGGTTATCGCTCAACCGCAGGGCGAAAAAGTTGTTGTGCGTGCCAAGATTTGGCAACCAAGTTTAGAAGGCGTTGATGTTGCCGATGTTGAAAAGTATTTGCGTGAACTTCATCAGACTTATCAGGTGCAAGAGTTCGCTTATGACCCAGCATACTTTCAAAGAAGTGCTGAAGCGTTAAGCGATGACGGTTTGCCGATGGTTGAGTTTGGTCAATCTGCTGCACGAATGATACCTGCTTGCGGTAACGCCTACGAGATGATTGTGAACAACAAAGTTGCGCACGATGGCTCACCAACTTTCACAGATCAAGTCTTATCAGCAGCGCAACGCCAGACCGATACAGGGTGGCGTTTAAGTAAAGGCAAATCAAGACGCAAGATTGACGCTTGTATTGCTATGGTTATGGCATTAGATCGTGCGACAACTAGAGCAACAGCAGTTATACAACCTTCAGTATTGGATATTTGGAAATGATAAACAAAAACTCGGTAACAACAGCGATGGAAATTGTCGGTGCGATTCTTGTTGTCGGTGGCATCGCAACATTTAGTGTGCCGATTAGTGTTATTGTTTCAGGAATAATTTTGATTGTCGCTGGAGGCTTTACAGTATGAGTTTGTTTCGGAAGTCTGAACAGCGTGCGTTGCCAACTTCTATAGACCCATACCAAATATCTGCACGACCTTACTACCCGAATTACACAGGCGAGATCGTAACTGAACTCACAGCGTTAGCGCACAGTGCAGTTATTTCTGCTGTAACTATTCTCGCCGACTCTATTGCTGCGATGCCTCTGGAACTTACTCGTACTCGTGGTGGTCGCATAGAAAAACTGCCGACACCATCAGTTCTGCAACGCCCGAACGATAGACAAAATATGTTTGAGTTCGTTCACCAAACAATGTGCACACTTGCCCTACACGGCAACGCTTACATTTATGCGCCGAAAGGTGCAAACGGTTTGCCTTTAGAGATGCGAAACATTCACCCGAAAGCGATCAGCAAAATAGTTGAAACCGACACAGGCGAAATGGTTTACGAGTTAGGCAAACAACAATATTCAAGCAAAGACATTCGCTCAATCCACTGGCTAATCTTGCCAAATCAAGTTCGTGGTGTTTCGCCGATTGACACAATGAGAAACACAGTCGGTATGGGTTTGGCGATGGACAGATTCTTAGCGCAGTTTTATGGTGAAGGCGCAACTCCATCATCGGTTCTAGAAACTGATGGTGCGCTCACACCTGATCAAGCGAGACAGATAAGAGATTCGTGGGAAGAGTCACACTACAAACATCGCAAGCCAGCAGTTCTACAAGGCGGTTTGAAATGGCGACCGATAACAACGAGTGCTGCCGATATGCAAATGTTAGAACACAAGGAATCTATTATTCGTGACATCGCTCGTGTGTATCGGATACCTCTGCACTTGATCATCGGTACAGGTGGAGACTCGCAGACATACCAAAATCTTGAAGCAGTCGGTTCAGCGTTCTATCAATACACTTTGCTTGGTTGGGTTCGTAGATTAGAAACAGCGTTCAGCGAAATGTTACCGATCACGCAACAGGTTCGTTTCAATGCGTCAGAGTTCTTGCGAGCCGATCTAATGACTCGTGTGAAGGCTCAGCAGTTGCAGATTCTTTCAGGCACGATGACACCTAACGAAGCACGAGAGATTGAGAATCGTGAACCTTATGATGGTGGCAACGAGTTTGTAGCACCTTCGGTAACACCAAATATTGGCACTGATGCAATACCGCCTGAAAAGTAGGAAACATTTATGATTTCAAAATCAGTAACAGTAACAACTTCAGCAACACTACTTATCGCAGCAGATAATCAACCTCGTACTTGTTACTTTCACTCAACAAGTGGTAGCACATATTTGGGCAATAGTGCAGTGACTACATCTGATGGTTTGCATTTACCAAACAATCAAACGATCACAATTATTGTTCCGTTTGGTGAAAGTTTGTATGGTGTGGCAAATACTGGTACAACTAATGTTCGTGTTTTAACACCTGACTTGGATTGATATGCCTTACGAAGTAATTATGAACGCAGAGAATTGTGATGGTCACGCTGTAGTCAAAGTTGGTTCAACAATTCCTGTAGATGGTGGTTGCCACGATACACATCAAGAAGCATTAGATCAGATGACAGCATTAAATATTGCTACCGCAGATGAGCGAAGCGAACGAAACGAACAGATGGTTGCTGCGATTGATGAGGCGATTAATCTTTTGTTACAAGCAAAGATGACTTACGAAGCCGAAGAAGAAGATGAAGATGAGCCGATGGATTTAAGCGAGATGGAAGATGACGAAGAATATAGGGCAGTAAATCTTGTTGCGCCAGCATTTATGCGAGCCAGTGCAAAGCGTGGGCTTGTCTTACACGGTGAAGGCGAATCAGGCGATGGGCTTGTGTCTGCAACTGTCGCTGATGCACGCCGTATGGCAAATGGTGAGGCGTTGAGCGAAAACAAGTGGCGCAAAATATCGCCGTGGATTGCTCGTCACATTTCTGATCTTGACGCTGTGCAAGGTTCAGAAATTACTGCTGGACTTGTGGCGATGTTGCTGTGGGGTGGCGGTGCAAGCAAAGCGAGCGCACGAAGAACACAAGCGTATGCTGAAAGAATTGTTAGCCAGTTAGAGAACGAGACTCGTGCGCCTGCACCTAAAAAAGATCAAATCAAAGGTAGCGAAAAAAATCCTGAAGGTTCAGCGCAAGGCAAAACAGGTGGCATCGTTCTTAACGAAGCAACCAATAAAGCGTTACAAAACAAAGTGCAAGAACATAATGACAAGATGAAAGAACGCAACCGACCTGACTGGACTCGCACAAGTCTTGGTGCATTGAAATCTGTGTATCGGCGTGGCGCAGGTGCGTTCTCAACATCACACCGACCTAACGTAGGCAGGGCACAGTGGGCGATGGCAAGGGTAAACGCATTCCTATTCTTGTGCCGAACAGGTGCGCCAGCAAACCCAAAATATGTAACCGATAACGATCTGTTGAAACCTTCACACCCGAAGTATTCAAGCAGTAGCAAAGACAAATAAAATAAACTAATGTGAGGTAACTATGAACGAAACATTTAATTGGATTGCTAAACCGATTGACGAGAAAAGAACTATCGCATACAGCAATCTTGAGATGCGTGCCGAAGGCGATGGCAATACTTTGGTTGGTTACGCATCAGTTTTTGATTCACCTTCCGAGCCGATGCCGTTTGTTGAATATGTTAGGCGTGGTGCGTTTAGTAAAACTATTAACGATGGCGCAGATGTTCGCCTGCTAGTTGATCACGAAGGCGTACCGTTGGCAAGAACTAAATCTGGCACACTTGTTTTAGAAGAAGATGAGCGTGGCTTGCGAGTTGAGGCAGACTTAGACCCAAGCAATCCTGATGCTGCGAGGATTATTTCTGCGATGAAGCGTGGTGACCTTTCACAAATGAGTTTTGCTTTTCGCACGATAAAAGATTCGTACAATGCTGATCGTTCGGTGCGTGAACTTAAAGAGGTTCAACTGTTTGATGTGAGTGTTGTTACCTTTCCTGCTTATGAGGAAACTGTTGCCGAGTTGCGTTCAAGAAATGAATCTGTTACTATCGCACCGACTTCACTATTGCGTTTGCGAAAATCGCAGATAGCGGTAGAGAAGTTACGCAGCCGTTAAGCAGCCGACCCGATTGGGTCACTACCTCTAACACTCGGACAATAAATAAACCGATTGACCATAGGAGGTCATATGTCATTTAGTAAATCACTTATTGAAAAGCGTGATGCTGCACTTGCAAAAGCAGAAGCAGTTGTTGTCGCAGCACAAACAGAAGTCCGAGAACTGACAGTTGAAGAAGATGCAGATATCACTGCAACTCTTGCTGAGGTTCGTTCACTTGATGAGCAAATTGAAAAGCACTCTGAACTTGAAAAGCGTTCAGCAGAGGCAGCAGAACTTCGCAAAGAAAAGAAGTTTGATGTTGCTGTTGGTGGAACAGTTGTAAAGTCTGAGGCACGCACTTACTCGCCACAAGCAGAATCATCTTTTTTGAAAGATGCTTATGCAGCACAGTTCAACAATGACTTCTCAGCGCAACAGCGTTTGGCTCGCCATATGAACGAAGAAAAGATTGAACGCCGTGATGTAACCAGCGCAAACTTTGCTGGTCTGATCGTGCCACAATTCTTGACTGAGTTGGCTGCACCGTTCGCTCGTGCAGGTCGCCCGTTCCTTGATGTTGCTCGCAAGCATCAACTTCCTGATCAAGGTTTAGTTATCAGCATCAGCAAAGTAACGACAGGTTCAGCAACCGCAGTGCAAACTGAAGGTGCTGCTGTTCAGGAAACAAATATGGACGACACGAAACTTGATGTTTCAATCGTTACCGTTGCTGGTCAGCAAAATGTTTCACGCCAATCCATTGAGCGTGGCACAAACATTGATTCACTAGTTATGGCTGACCTTGTTAGCGCATACCACACGAATCTTGATTCGCTGTTCGTAACAACAAGTGCAACATCACTAACCAATGTGATTACGCAGGTTGTGACTTACACAGACGCATCACCTACAGTTCCAGAACTTTACCCGAAGTTGGCTGATGCAATTCAGCGCATTCAAACAAACTTCTTCGCTGGACCGAACTTTATTTTGATGCACCCACGCCGACTTGCTTTTATCTTGGCTTCACTTGATGATCAGAAGCGACCATTGGCTGTGCCAGTGCCTAACTTCAATGGTCAGCCTGCTGTTGCTGCTGGTAACGGTGCGCCAGTTTACGGTAACTCTGGATACACAATCTTGGGTCTGCCAGTAATCACTGACGCAAATGTCATCACAACAAATGGTGCAGGTGCTAACGAAGATGTCATTATTTTCGGTAACACTCAAGAAGCACACTTGTTTGAACAAGGTAGTGGTGAGCCAATGATGTTGCGTTTTGAGCAACCAAAGGCTGCTGAACTTGATGTAACAATGATTGTTTACGGATA